CTTCGTTACCGGCCCCACCAACGCCCTGATTGGAGAAGGTGGCGAGAGCGAGTACGTCATCCCTGCCAGCAAGATGAGCAGCGCTATGACCAAATGGAGTGGTGGCGCTCGTGGTGAAGCTGTCTTGAGCGATGGTGGATCAGGTGGCGGCGGAGCTACAGCAACACTGGAGCCTGCTCCTCAGATTCACATCAGCGGTGGTGTTCTGAGCTTTAATGACAGCCAATACATCCGCCAGGATCAAGTCCCGTTGATCGTGAGCCAAGCCAGCAAGCAGGGTGAACAACGCGCATTACGCAAACTGCAGATGAGCCCAGGGGTTCGCCACAGGGTTGGGATCTAGCGATGGAGTCACTTCCTCTTGGCCATTACCTGACGCTGCGCAGGAACGATGGCAGCGAACTTTGCTTTCAGAACTTTCACATTCACCACGATGGCAATTTGACAGAAGGCGGGAGCACGCGGCGTTATCTGTTCCTGCCGTTTGGCTTTAGCGGCGTCACAACAGACAAGGACGGGGGCAATGTGGAAGCGACGCTGGCTTTCCCGAACAATGAGGTGGCCCGTGCTTTTGCCGATGAGGCAATCCATAACGAGTGGCTAGCGATAGTACGGGTCTGCATCATTGACCGCTCTCGTATTGATGAGCCTGAGGTGTCGCCCACGTTGCTGTATCGGTATGTCGGCCAGGTCAGTGCTGGCGGGTGGTCAGACACGATGGTGCGCTTTGTCTTGAGCACCGTGCTGGATGCCGTGGGGACTGACATTCCTCAACGCACTCTTCACCAGCAACTGGTGGGCAACTTGCCGATCACGGGTGCGATTGCGTTCTAAGCAGCTGCTGGGGATGCGTTACCGCCTTGGTGGTGACGGCAGTGACGGGACCATCGACTGCATCAACATGGTGCTGACGGTGCTGGATGACCTTGGTATTGAGCGGCCACCTCTGAACTGGGGCTGGTATGAAGCCTCGCCTCGTGCAATCGCTAGAGACCTTTTGAGCTGGGGGAGACGGGTAAGCGCTCCTACACTGGACGGAGATGTCTTCCTGTTGCCAGGGGACAGAGCCTTTGCGGTTGCTTTATGGCAGGGAGTCCTTTACATCGACCGTTTGGGGGAAACGGTGTGCTGGGCAGGGCTGTCGATCTTTCCGCCTTGCCCTTGCTTCCGTTCGAGAGGGAACTGTGCCAGCTGATTGGCTGCAGTGAGGAGGAGTATCAATACTTTCGGCACGAAGCGCTGAAACGAGCGCAGGCCAGGCCAGCAGCGTATGAGTTGGTGCCTGATGCACAGGCGGGATTCGTCGTCCCAATCCTGATCAGCTTGGCGGTTGGGGTTGTGTTCAATGTAGTCGCAGCACTGTTAGCTCCTAAGCCGCAAGCACCACGGGAACGACAACAGATCAGTGAACGCTCGCTAGAGGGCGTCCAGGGGCGTCGGCGGTTCAACGCCACGTTTGGCTTTGACGGCCAGCAGGAGCTAGCTAGCTATGGATCGCCTATCGCTGTCTTGTTTGGTCGATACCAAGAGCACGGCGACATAACAACAGGTGGTTTAAGCGTTGCGCCACAGCTGGTTTGGTCGCGGATGTTCAGCTATGGCACTCAGCAGGGCTTTAAGGGGTTGTTTGTTTTAGGGGAGAGTTTGGCGGATAGCGTGCCCAGCTTCGAGTCGGTGACGCTTGGCACCGGCACGCTCGACAGCTTGGCGCCTGAGCGCTATGCGCTGTATTGGCGGCCAACAGGTGGAAGGATCAAAGGCGCAGACCTGCTGGCGGGTACACGCGCAAAGCCTGAAGCGGGCGACCCTGAGGTCAATGACGACATCGCGATGGTGCCCACGATTGCGGGCCCAAATGAACCTGGCTTTTGCATGACGCATCAGCCAAGTAACAACCTTGAGTTTGGTTGCTATGGAGCCATCAAAAACGGCACTGGTTATCGCCCCAACTGGCAGGTGATCTCAGCACCATCAGAGAGTGGTGACCCAAGAGATCGCATCAAGAACGAGCGCCGCAAGATTGCTGGCAAAGCAGCTGACAAAAACGACCAAGGGATGCCAGGCGTTGGTCGTGGTTACAGCTGCTGCATGGGTTTAATAGCGCATAACGGAACACAGTACGAAGATCCAGCAGTCGTAGAGGTCAAGGTTGGCGATGAGGTTGTCTTTCACATTTCTGGGCGCAAGTTACCAGAGACCGACGGGCAGATTGACTTCTCGAAAGAGTCTGGTGTCACCAGCGAAGACATCGTTTCATCGCTTGATGGTGCAAGACAAGCGGCGGATGATTCACTGCAGATCGGTGAGATGTTTATGATCGCTCGCACCTTATGGCAGGTGGTGCGGCGAACAGGCGGGCAAGACGGTGTTTATGAGCTAGGCGGTCCAAGCCTTGAGGTCACTTTACGCTGTACTGAACTGACAAGCCCAGGCAACAAGCTGATCGGCATTGCTGGCAAAAAGGCTGTCATCACCAATGATGTGACCTACGAAGGCGGCGACAACCCGTTTTTGCAGACTACGGGCTGGCTTGGCCCATCGTTCTACCCTCTTACTCGTGTTGGTTTTGGCGTAGTGCGCAACGTTCGCGTTGCAGAAATGACAGAGATTGGATTGCGCAGCCAGGTATGGAACCAAGCTACTGGCCTGTGCAATTTTCAAGCGATTCCTGCGCCGCAGGAGTTGATTGACTTTGATCGTGGCAATGTGCAGCTGCGCAATGGTGCGCTGAACAAGTATTTCAACCGCACCAGCGTATTTACGATTTACTTGCGTCCTAGCGGGCTGCAAGCTGATGGGAAGCCGTATGAATGGGCGCCACTGGGCGAGCAGTTTTGCGTAACGGGCAATACTCCTCAGGACCAATACAACTTCATCAGGCTAAAAACTTTAGACCGCCCTGGTCAGTTTGAGTTTCGTTTTATCCCGAAGAGCGGTGCTGATGTTGTGCGAGCGGCGCCGCCTGACGCAGTGTTTTGGCGGCTGAACGCTAAGACTGGTTCGCTGTTTGGCGAGGTTTACAACACGCCTTACGGGCGCTTCCGCCTGTCTGCTGTGGGTGAAAAGGTGGTGGCATTTGACTTGGCCAAATGCTCGGAAATGCTGAACGGCGAACGGCCAGCAAGAACGGAAACTGTTACGCGAGTAAGTGGCGTTGGACTGGTTACTTGGCTTCCAGAGGATTTTTCTTATGGGCGGCACGCTTCGTATTTTTATCACCTGTTTGGTCATCCAGAAGCAGCTAAAAACCAGTCACGGAATACCACTCTAATTTTTGGTACAGCACCAAGAACTATCACTGTCGAGATCAGTGCTGTTTCACGACAGATTGATGATCCGGCTTACACCGATCATTTCCATACCGTATGGCGCTGGGAGGAAGCAGCTTGGATTTATCGCAGCTCCACAGGTGACTGGAAGCTAAATGATGAGTTCAGAGATGAAGTGACGTATGACAGCAGCAACCTTTTCTGTCAATGGGATTCACGAAGAGGTGGAGCCCTTTACCGCGTGAGCAACACTGAAACAGTGACAATCAACTTCCCTTCCAGTGCGGCGCGAGAGTTTGAGCGGTTTACCGGCTATGTCGAAGTTAGTCATTACGACGAGGTAGTCAAGAGCTGCGACCAAGGCCCCGAGCATCAGATCGTTTATGTGAACGAAGCCGTTGACAACGGGCTGTCAGATCCTGAGTACACGGGCTTGTCGATGGTGGGCTTGGCATTGCGATCAGGTCGAGACTTCCGGCGTCTTGATCAGTTAAGGCTGTGGCTGCCCAACGGCATTAGCTGCAGGCGGTTCTATGACAACAGCTTTGGCCCCAGCAACCTGTTCTGCGATCTGGCGCACTTCTTTCTGACTGATGTACGAGAAGAGCAGGGCGCTTTGGCTCTTGCTGAGCTGGTGAATGATTCTGATTTTGCTCGAACAGCACGATTCCTGACCACCAACAGGATTTTCTTTGATGGCGTGGTTTCAGAAGCCAGCAACCTGAGGTCATTTTTGACGCGGATGGCACCGTTGCATTTGTGCAACTTCGTGATTGCCAACGGGCAGTTCAGCGTGACACCTGCTTTGCCCTGTGATGACAGCGGAGCTATTAACCCGGCAAACGTTCCTATCGCAATGATGTTTAGCGAGGGCAACATCATTGAGAACAGTTATGAGGTTAGCTATCTCGATGCCGACCAACGCCGTGACTTCAGGGCTGTAATGAGCTGGCGTGTGATCGAGAAAGACAAGCTGCCTGAAACCAAGACCACAATGGTTTGCTGGAAAGAGGACACCCATGGGAAGTCACCGCAGGAGGTGTTTGACTTGACGCAGTTCTGCACCAGCCGTGAGCACGCCATGAAGGTGGCGCGGATGATGCTGAGTGTTCGTCGTCGCGTTGACCACGCAATCAGTTTTAAGACCACGCCATTTGGAATCAACTTAGCCCCTGGCAATTACATCAAAGTGGTGACTGAAAGCGCTCCTTACAGCGCAGTGCGAAATGGTGTAGTCAGCCCTGATGATGGGCATGTGATTTCGGTGTCTCCGTTGAAGGACGGAGACCATCGGGTGATGGCCTACCGTCCTGGTGCGGATGCGGTCGAGGAGATCACCATTGCTATAAAAGACGGCGTGATAACCGATAGAATGTTGTGGGGGACAGTGTTTACAGCACTGGTACCTAAACAAGACATGAACGTGTATCAGGTGGAGCGACTGGAGCTGGATGATGACGGTGTGGTCAGTGTGACGGCGAGTCATTTCCCCGTCGAGAATGGGCGCAGCGTCATTGCCGATGACGTGCTTGATGCCAGCCGTTTTGTCTACTACGACTAATGGACTACCCGCACGACATTGTTCCCAGCAGCAGGGCGTATGACCCAGGCAGCTGGCCGGTCAAGACCTACCAAGCGATGGATGGCGCTGAGGTGCGACTGCTGTATGGCAGCAAGCGCACGGGGATGAAGTTGCGACTGAGTTACGAGAACGTCAGCGACCAAGCCGCTGAGCGCTTTCTGCAGCACTACAGCGATCGAAAGGGGACTTTTTTGACATTTCAGCTGCCTGCTGGTGCCAAGACGAAAGCCGGCTGGGCTGGATCCGACGCATCATTGGATGTAGGCGCTACAGGCAACGCCTGGCGCTATGCCGAGGCACCTGCGGTCACTAACGTCAGACCGGGGCGCAGCAGCGTAACCGTCAACCTAATCGGGGTGTTCTGATGGCTTTTTATTCCGGTTCTAACGGGCAGCTGCTGATTGACGGCAAGCAAGCAGGCCGTGTGAGTAGCTGGAGCTTTAGCAGCGACCTGGCAGTGCTGGACACCACCAGCTTGGAGGACACTGACCGGACAGTGACACCTGGAGTGCGGTCAACAACAGGCAGCTGCACGTTGTTCTATTACGCAGAGGATCCCACAAACAGGGCTACCAATAGCGCCAGCGGCCTGATCAACAAGCTGCTGAAACAGCACACAGCTGGCACGTCACCGGGCCGTGCGGATGAAGCCGAGGCAGTGGTTTTGAGGTTGCGCGTCGATGACGGCACCACCGCTGGCAAGTTCATTGAGGGCCAGGTTTATCTGACCAGTGTTCAGATGACGATGGCAGTGGGGGAGGTGCTGAGCGCTCAATGCGGCTTTGAGTTCAACGGTGCCCCAACTGGAGTGGACCTCTGATGGCGATTTATCTCGGCAGTAGCGGCCACGTCGAGCTGCAGCGTGACAGCTTGAATGTCCCATTGCACAGCGAGCTGAATCCCGATGACGTGAACGAGGCACGTCGGCGCTTTAGCTTTGACTTTCCCCATGGCGCACTGATCACAGGCGACAAGGTTGAGATCCGAACAGAAGACGGGTCAAACCTGCAGCTGGTAGGGGGTCACCCCTTCCCTGACTGGTCTGGGTTTATCGGCGTGGATGATGCAGGCGGGGTAAGCCTTTATCGGACTTTTGCTGATGCGTTGAACAACGATCGGGCAAAGGCATTAGCGCTGACGGCGCCAATGGTGTCGCAAGTCATTGCTGTGCGGAGCAGGCAGAACGTCAGTCGATGCCTAGCCAGCATTTCGAGCTATGAGATCACGACGAGCAGGGAAACGATTGATCTAACCAGTCTTGGCGAGGAGTTTCGTCGCTCCTATGCCGGCGGACTGATGAGTGGTCAGGGCACTTTGAGCTGCTTATGGCGATACAAGGGAGAGCTATGCGGAGGGGAGGGGCAAAAGCCCGTGGAGTTCCCGCATTACCTGGCACAGCTTTGCCTCAGAACGCAGCAGGGCGCGAGTTTCGTGGGGCGGTTTTACCTGGACACCAGCGTGGCCAAGGAGTTCCTTTGGTATGAGGCGACGTGCATCGTCACCAACGTGGCGACAAGTTTTGAGCCTGGTCAGGCGGTGCGCTCGCAGATCCAGTTTGTAACAACAGGTCCAGTTGCGTTGCACATGGGGCAGCCGCCTGGGTACTTGTTGCAGGAGAACGGCAACTTGCTGCTGCAGGAAGACGGCAGTGCGCTGCTATTGGAGGATCCGTAGCAGCGCCTAAGCTGACCCCATAGCACAAGGGCCTAGGGCAATGCCTGACTTGGAGATCAGCAAGCTGCCGCCGCTTGCAGGGAGCCTGCTGCAAGCAACGGACCCAGTAGCCGTTGCTGATTTATCCGCATCAGAGACGAAGCGCGTCACCGTTAAAGAGCTGATTCAAGGTGGCATTGCGCTGATTGATGCGGGCAGTATTCCTGCCGACAAGCTCACGGCAACGTTGCCCGCCGGTGGCGTTGGCACTGCTGAGCTGAAAGACAAGTCAGTCACAGCAATCAAGCTGGCTGATGGGAGCACCGCAGTGGTTGCATCGCCTTTGCCAGTTGCTGGCGCATACACAGGGCAACTGGGATACAACAGTCTTGACCAGAAGCTTCAGATCTGGGATGGCGTCCGCTGGCAGTCGTTAAAGGCCAGCGGGTCAATCAACGTGATTCAGCCCGACGCCACCGGGCCTGTTCAGATCGGTGTGGTGCAAACGGGCGACTCCGTTCAGCTAGACGGGAAGCTGGCCGACACAGCAGCAGCAAAGCTGTTTTTGGCAGGTCCAACAAGTGTTGGTGGTCCCGTGAGCTACCGCACGATTGCGGACACTGATCTGCCTTTGGCAACGAGCACCACCCTGGGCGGGGTGATGGTGACTGGCGACGGGCTGCGGGTTACAGCTGCTGGCGTAGTGCAAGTCGATAACGACGTTGCAGCAGGTGTGACCTATGGAGTGGTGACTTACAACGCCAAGGGCTTGGTGACAGGTGGCCGTGCGATTGGCAGCGGCGATTTGCCTGCTGCGACCAGTTCAGCAAAGGGCGCTGTGTACCCAGGGCTTGGCCTGACGGTGGGTTCGACGGGGCAGCTGAATCACAGCAACGTGATTGCCGCTGGAACCGCCACGAAGGTTTCGTATGACACCAACGGTCACATCACTGGGTCACTGGGCCTTGCTGACACGGACATACCAGCGTTGCCAGCCAGCAAGATCACCAGCGGAACGCTGGCAGCTGATCTGATTGCTGATCACAGCATTTCAGCGGCAAAACTGGCCAACTACGCAGTGGCGTATGTGCAGGAGGCGGTGCCACCTACAGGGGTTGGCAGCCATCCAATCGGGATGCTGTGGCTACAGGAGAGCACAGGCCAGGTTTCGATCTGGAATGGCAACAGCTGGATGAAAACAGGGGCTAGCACCCTGTTCAATCGCAACCTTCGCTATTGCGGCACTTACAACCCTGGAACGGGCCTCATCAACGGCGTCACCCAATTCGGCACCGCTGAAGGCTTCAAGATCAATGACCCTATTCCTGCTGCGGACGACAAGCACGCTGGCTGCTACTTCGTGGCATCAACCGGCGGCACTAACGCCTCCATCGCAGGTGGTGCCGCATTTGACGCGGGTGACTGGCTGCTTTGCCAAGGCGCCACCGGCGGTTGGGTTCGCATTGACACGCTGAGCGGCGCCGGGGGCGGCACCGGCGCTGGCGGTGTCGATCACCTCGACGGCCTGCTGGATGTAACGCTCACCAGTCCCAGGCCCGGCGACCTGCTGCACTTCACCGCAGCGGGCCAATGGGTCAATGTCGCCTACACCGACGCGGGTACCTACGCTTAATCCCCTGCCTACACTGAGGGCACGCCTACATAGGCGCGTCCTTGGCTAGATAGCCGTGACCTATCACAGGCACTTACGCAGCTCAGTAAACGGAAAGCTGCCCACACCGGCTCAGGTGGATGAAGGGCAGATTGCGGTCAACTTCAACGCCACTGATCCGTTCCTCAGCATCAAGGATTCAGCTGGCGCGGTACGCCGTATTACTGGCGTTCATCAAAGCAACACGGCTCCAGCTACTCCCACTGCTGGTGTGTTGTGGCTGGACACCACGCGGGCGGCTTCTCCTGCCCTGAAGATCTACGACGGCACCAACTGGCTTGTGGCCGGTAGCAGCAGCGCCCTTGCCAGCGGCGTGCAGCCAACGGGTCCAGTCAAAGGTGATCTGTGGGTCGATACCTCTGGTCCCGCCCCCATCGTCAAGGTCTACACCGGCACGACCTGGACTCCAGTGGACTCGGTGGTGGGCGCTGCAACCACTAGCGCCGCTGGCATTTCCCAGCTGGCAACCGCTGCAGATGTGACCGCCGGCGTCA